GAACCTTTTAAAGGTGCATCGGGTGCAACTCACCCTGTATTAGCAGAAGCGGTTACACAATTTCAATCTTTAGCTTATAAAGAATTATTACCAGCAAATGGTCCGGTTAGAACTCAGATCATTGGTAAAATTGATCCAACTAAAGAACAACAATCTCAGCGTGTAAAAGATTTTATGAATTATACAATTATGTCTGAGATGAAAGAATACGAAGCAGAATTTGATCAAATGTTATTTTATTTACCGTTAGCAGGATCTTCATTTAAAAAAGTTTACTATGATTCATTAATGCAAAGAGCGGTTTCTAAATTTGTTCCCGCAGATGATTTAGTTGTTCCTTATACAGCAACTTCTTTAGAAGATTGTGAATCTATTATTCATATTGTTCGTATGAGTGAAAATGAATTAAGAAAACAACAAGTGGGAGGTTTCTATAGAGACATAGAAGTTAATCCAACTTTCTTACACGAAACTGAAGCAGAAGAAAAAGAAAGAAAACTAGAAGGAATGTCTAGAGGACGAGATGATCGTGTTTATACTATTTTAGAATGTCACGTAAATGTAGATTTAGAAGGTTTTGAAGATGTTGGACAAGATGGTGAACCAACAGGAATTAAACTTCCTTATATTGTGACAGTTGAAGAAGGCACAAGAAAAATTTTATCAATTAGAAGAAATTACGACCTTAAAGATGCAATGAAAAAGAAAATTGATTACTTTGTACACTTTAAGTTTTTACCCGGCTTAGGTTTTTATGGTTTTGGTTTAATTCACATGATTGGTGGATTATCTAGAACTGCAACCGCAGCTTTAAGACAATTACTCGATGCTGGTACCTTGTCTAATTTACCCGCTGGATTTAAAATGCGTGGTATTAAGATGAGAGATGAAGCACAATCTATACAACCAGGAGAATTTAGAGACGTAGATGCTCCAGGCGGAAATTTGAAAGACGCATTTATGATGCTTCCGTTTAAAGAGCCATCTCAAACACTATTAGCACTTATGGGCGTCGTAGTACAAGCAGGACAAAGATTCGCTTCTATAGCGGACCTGCAAGTAGGTGAGGGTAATCAACAAGCAGCTGTGGGTACGACCGTAGCTCTTCTAGAAAGAGGAAGTAGAACGATGTCGGCCATACATAAAAGATTGTATGCCGCAATGAAAAAAGAATTCAATTTATTAGCAAGAGTTTTCAAGTTATATCTACCACCCGTATATCCATACGATGTTGTTGGAGGTCAAAGGCAAATTATGCAGACTGATTTCGACAGCCGCGTAGATATTCTGCCAGTTGCTGACCCTAACATCTTCTCTCAAACTCAGAGAATCTCTCTCGCACAAACAGAGTTGCAACTGGCGGCCTCAAACCCAAGAATGCACAATCAATACGAAGTGTATCGAAACATGTATGAGGCGTTGGGTGTAAAAGATATTGATCTTATTTTAAAACCTAAACCACAAATGCTTCCAAAAGATCCTGCACTAGAGCACATTGATGCTTTAGCGGGCATGCCTTTTAGAGCTTACCCAGGTCAAGATCACAGAGCACACATTACAGCTCACTTAAATTTTATGGCAACGAATATGGCAAGAAATGCGCCTATGGTTAGTGCTGCTTTAGAAAAAAACTGTTTAGAACACATAAGTTTAATGGCTCAAGAGCAAATTGAGTTAGAATTTAGAGAAGAATTACAACAATTGAAACAAGTACAGATGCAAATGCAACAAAATCCACAAGCAATGCAACAAAATCCACAAATTCAACAGCAAATGCAGTTGACGCAGCAAAAAATTGAAGCTAGAAAGGCAGTATTGATTGCTGAGATGATGGAAGACTTTATGAAGGAAGAGAAAAAAGTTACATCACAATTTGATCATGATCCAATTGCTAAATTAAGAGCAAGAGAACTTGATATTAGAGCAAAAGATAATGAAGCTAAAAGAAATGAAGCTGAACAAAGAATTAATTTAGAGAACATGAAGGCAATGATGAATCAAGATGTTCAAGAAACGAAAATTGATCAAAACGAAGAGTTAGCTGAACTTAGAGCAGACACTTCGATTGAAAAACAAGAAATGGCTAATGAATCAAGAGAAAAGTTAGCTAGAATGAAACCAAAAGGAGGACAATAATGACAAAAGGAAAAGGCTATGCACCATTAGGGAAATCAAAAGTGATTCCTTCACATGATGCAAATAGAAACAATAAAGCTCTTCCAAAAAACAGTGATAAAAAAGATACTAATCCTGTTACTGGAACAAGAGCGGCTAGACCTCAGAAACCGGTAACTTGGTACTAATATGGCTTGGTTCGGTTTAGCAAAAATGGCTCTTCAAGCAGGAGCAAAAATATACGCAAATAAACAGCGTACTAAAATGGCTATGTCTGATGCACAATTAATGCATGCAGAAAAAATGGCTCGAGGTGAGGAATCTTACCAGGGCAAACTTTTAGAAGCTAGGCAAAACGACTACAAAGATGAGATCGTACTTGCGATACTTACGTTGCCCATTCTAGTGCTCGCCTGGTCGGTCTGGACAGACGATCCGGAAGCTATGGCAAAGATAAATGTCTTTTTTGAGTACTTTTCTAACCTTCCAAAATGGTTCACGAATTTATGGATCCTTGTAGTGGCGAGCGTTTTTGGTATAAAGGGTACACAGATATTTAGAAACGGAGGAAAAAAATAATGGGAATAGGAATAGCAAAAAAAGGATTAGGACTTCTTGGTAAGAACATTAGAAAAGCAGGAGGCTCTGTAGAAGGATGGCGTAAAAGTCTAAAGCAAAGATCTAAGGTTCTTAAAGAAGGTCAGGAGAGACTTAAAAAAGCTGTATCCAAAGAAGAGCTGAAAACCTGGAAATCTAAATAATGGGTTGGCTATCAGTAGGTAAAGCATTTATTAAACCATTTACAAAAACAGGTGGTAAATCTGTTGGACAATGGAAATCTGGTGCAGCAAAAGCAAGACTAAAAATGAGTAAAGAGAATTTAGAACAAACTTTTAAAGAATCAGATAAAGTTCTTAAAAAATTTGGAGAAACAGTTAAAAAACAAAAGAAAATATTGGATAAATAATGGTAAACCCTAGATGGCGACCTAAAATAGCTAATTCAAGATTTCCAGATGGAAAATCAACAAAAGAAGATAGAAAAGCTCTATTTTCTCTTCCACCGACTGAAAAATACACTGGATCACATATTAGAAGTGATTTAGCTGGTAAGAAAGTATCAAATAAGAGTTACGAGAAATATTATAAAGACCTAATTTAATGGACCCGTTAGTAATAGTAGCAAAACTACAAAAACTCATTAGAGACAATCTTCAAAGAGTTGGGGATGCTATGATTAGTGGTGGTGTTGACAATATGGAGAAATACAACTATATGTTAGGACAGGCACGTACATATCAGTACATGCTTCAGGAGATCTCTAACCTGCTAGAAAAGAAGGAGCAAAAAGATGAACAAGGTAACATTATCGACCTCGGAAAAGGAAATCCCAAAACATAAAAATGCTTTGGAAGAAAAGTACAAATCCGAACCTCAAAAAGAACCCCTAAATCCAGAAAATATTAAAGGACAAAGCTCCCAGTTACCCGCCCCTAGCGGCTGGCGACTATTGGTTTTGCCTTTTACTCCAAAGGAAAAAAGTAAAGGTGGTATTTTCTACGCTCAAGAATCTTTAGAAAAATTAAGAATCGCAGTTAACTGCGGTTATGTGTTGAAAATGGGTCCGTTGGCCTATTACGACAAAGAGAAATTTCCAACGGGACCGTGGTGCAAAGAAGGACAATGGGTTGTCTTTGCTCGCTACGCAGGATCAAGATTACCCATTGAAGGCGGAGAAGTTAGAATTCTAAATGATGACGAAGTTCTAGGAACGATCGAAAATCCAGAAGCTATACTTCACCATATTTAAACATAGGAGGAACTATGCCAACAGAGCAAGTAGCAAAAGAAGAAGAAAAAACAGTTGATATTGATTCTTCAGGACCTGATACCGAAGTCGAAATTAAAGACGAAAAAGGTACAGAACCAGAAGTAACAGAAACACCTGTCGAGCCGGAAAAACCGGTTGAAGAGAAACAAGAAGCAAGCGACGAGAAACAAGAAACTAAAACAGAAGAAAAACCAGTTCAAGAAAAAGACGACAAGAAACAAGAATTGGAACAGTACAGCGAAGGTGTTCAGAAAAGAATAGCTAAGCTGACTAAAAAATGGCGAGAAGCGGAAAGACAAAAAGAAGCCGCTATTGATTTCGCTAAAGGTGTTCAGGAGGAACATTCTCAGTTAAAATCCAGATATTCTAAATTAGAGCCTAATTATGTAAAAGCTCTAGAACATAGAGTTACTGCTGGATTAGAAGCTGCTAAAGCTAAACTTGCTGCGGCAAGAGAAACTGGTGATATTAATGCTGAAGTTGATGCACAAAAGA